GATCGGACATACTCGACAGACCCCAGGCTATTACGCCTTTTACTGCCGAGGTGATGCTCAGATGCATTTAAATATTTTTGGAAGAAGTTGGGCACTTTTCATGCCTTTCCAATTCCTGAAGATATTACTGCTACTCAGCATCTAATTTCTCCTATTACCCGAGGGTTTTTGGGGGTCGGTATAATAACCGGTCGCAAGAATCCTCCTTTCGGTTTCATCTTACTAAGATTATTATACTTTCTACGGTGTCTTTGACTGACACTTGAATCCTAAACTCTCTATTCTCTTCTGAATGGTCTTAAGTTATAAGGTTCAGTAACGCGGTTCTAACCTATGGGAAGTTTGATGTTATCTCATCACCCATAATGCGGTTAGCCTACGGTACCTTGGCTTATAAAACAGTGTCCAAATCCGGGAATCCTCCCGGAAAGAGGGGAATACTCAATTTCGATGCTCTCCTTACTTACCTAAGAGACGGTGTAATCTCGCTGGAAATAACACAGAAGGCTGTGAAGCCCTTTGTGTTATCTTCTCTCCGATTTTACGTGGACCGTGGATCAGAGAATTTTCAGTCCGGATCTTTACTCAACTTAAGAACTTCTCATCTAAAAGGGGTTTCCCTTTAGATAATTTGAACCTATCGACTACATTTCTGTAGGCTGATAGGTCGCTCTTAAGAGGAGGTATAGATCTAGACCAATAATCCTCTTGAATTCAGAAAAGCGTGTTGTACAAACCACCAGCAAACGCTAGTGGCGCGTTGCTACAGATTTCTGTAGCAGCACGGTGTAACCCGTTTTCCATTCAATCCACAGTCATCTTGTTACCACTATATACCCCTCGTCTCGGCATTTGAGCTGAGATCGAGTCAATTCTCTTCTGGTCTTTTAAAGCCCATTCAGAGAATTTGAGGGAAGCTTTCAATGGAAGTTCAGGTCAATATTCTTTGACTTGAACGAGCCATTCAGGTCTAATATCCCAACTCTTGATGTTTAGTCAGGAGTGAGTATTATACTTAAACGGCCCCCACGGAGAAGCTCTCCAAATACCAATAGTAGCAAGTTTCTTGTTGATTTTATCAAAAGTCGCTGACAGGTGTCCACGGACACGGTATCCTAATCCTAAGAAGGCGGCAATGGATTTGGCACCGAGTTCATACTTTTGTATGAATTCGGTACTAGATTCAAAGTCGTTCAGCGCTGCAACCATTTCCTTAAAAGGAACTGGTGAACAGTCTGAACCCGAGACGTAGTATCGTTTCGCAAACTCAAGTACTCCCTTTCGGGATACAAGAGATTTGTGAATACCGATACCCACGCCTAAGACCTTCATAAGATCAAGATACGCGCCCGCAACATCCCCGTTAGCTATAATGATATCATCACCAAGAACCGCGTAATCTCAGAAAGAACCCCAGGTGTACCCCTTTCGGTACGCCGCCCAGTGTACAATGAAGTGGTGAGTCAAAGCGAGCATTGCCCAAGAGGACAGTGCTCCCATCGGCTGACCAACTTGATAAGTGACGGCTTTTGGTAGTTGTCCCACCACAACAATCCCTGCAGAGGGACGTTGCGGGACGACATACGGACGGCCTACTAGCAGATGTCTCCAGGCCTTACCAAAATCAAATCCGAAGATTCAATCAAGGATAGAGGCTTGAAGCTCTACTGGTAGACGGTCCGTTGCCGCTGACAGATCATAACATCAATATCGGGTAAACCCTTTATCGATGAGATGCTGCACAGGCGCAAACTGATCAAAAGTACCATCACTTGGCAAGTTGGAAAGTTTCTGGAATAGCCATTCATGAAGTGGGCCCAATATCCATTGGGTCCAACACTCCACCATGGCGAAAACTCTAACTTTCCCCGCAGCTTCCATCTTAAGACCCAATTTACCACATGGTAAGGGTTGGGGTGGAACGCTACGTGATACTTCTTTCCAGACTTTCGCAAATACTGATCCCGAAGGATAGTATTGTAAAAGTCGTAGGAAAGAAGGATACACTTCACTGGACATCAGAGCGGACGCTCCAAAAGCGATCCCCTCTGGACTCCATGAGATTTTCTGTCCTTTAAGTAAGGAAGGTGTTGTCTTGGTCAATGGCTTAAAATGAGGTTCCGGAAGAGAAGTTTTCCACTTCTCTAAGTGAAGAACACTTTTCAGAAAAGAAGGGATGGCTTGCGCCATCTCTCTTACCAAGGAGTTAGAGAAATCTACTCCTGGGTCTGTTATAGTGCTCAACTTAAGAATCGAAGGGAAAGTCAATACTCGATAAATCGAGAATCAACTAAGTCATACACGAAGTATGGCTTTGTCACCCTGTCGAATTCTTCTTCTGTGCTCCCTAGGAATAATCTTAGGAAGTCCACCCCGGTCTCGTTTTACACTCATTCCTAAGGAATGAGTGGCGTGTAATCGATGCCCTCCCACCGATTGCATAGTAAGAATATAACAATTCTTAGTATACAATACAAGTCCCTTCCGCCCCGAAAGGCGAAAGAGACGGTAGAAGGCTCGCATACACACAACCGCCGACCTAGCCAAAGCAGCAGTATTACCTCCACGGATGACTACATTGACTTTTAAAAGTCAATTTATTCATCCGCGACCGCCATTTCTGGCGATCATACCATTCAACACATGAAGAGTTTTCTGAACATCACTACGTCTGGAATTTACAATTCTTTTCATAAGTAATGTTTAGTTCTTTGAGAATAGAGACCTACGGACTAGCCCCGAAGGGCCGTATACTCGCCTTTAGACGAATATTCACTACTCTGACACACCCGGATTAATTTCGCTTTCGCGATCAATCTCCTGACGATGCCTCATTTCATACTCTATTCTAGGTTCAGAGACCTTGCGCAAACCTACTCCATCGCTTCCTTACTATTTCGTTATATCTACTCTAGCAATCCCGTCTTAGGGGCAAGGCGATAGTACATCGTCTTGTAAACGCACTAAACTTCTTCTTGTGCTAAAACCCGGTACACCTCTTTCGAGGAGCCGTAGGCAGCCCTTGCGGGCAGCTTGGTTAAAGCCAAAGGAAGTAAAACTTTATCCCTTTCTACTAATACTGATCGGAGACCAGTACCGATAGATCGGAACCAGGTTTACACCTTTCCGATTCGACACAAAGTGATGCCGAAACGACAAGTTTCGCTGGAACTCAGATGCATAAGACTCTCACGGTATGAACCGTTAGTGAGAGCCCTGTACACCCGTACCGGGCTTTCCGGTAGAGTGACTGTAAGGTCACTC